GGTCTGCCCAAACTTTAAGCTGACATTCTTAGATGAAGCTCAGGATCTGTCGCCACTACAGTGGGACATTGCCCACATGCTAGATAAGAAGTCCGACAAGATGTACTGCGCGGGAGATGATGACCAAGCGATCTACCGGTGGGCCGGTGCTGATGTCGATCAGTTTATTAATTTACCCGGCGGGTCCGAGACGCTATCGCAATCTTATCGCGTCCCACGCTCCGTTCACCGCATTGCCGAAGGCGTAGTCAAACGCATCCACCGACGGTTTCCTAAGAAGTATGAGCCCCGCACAGAAGAGGGTGTCGTCCAACGAATCTCAACCCTAGCCTCGGTAGATATGGCCGAAGGATCGTGGCTGGTCCTCTCGCAAGCAGGGTACCTGTTACAGCCCGTTGTAAGCGATCTTAGGGCCAATGGTTACCTATTCACGTATCGCGGCCACCGGTCCATATCGGAGCGAATAAGCGATGCGGTAAATGGTTGGGAACACTTGCGTAAAGGAGGCGAAGTCAGTGGTGAGGTGGCGCGTAAAATATACGGGTTCATGTCTATCAAGACTCACGTCACCCGAGGCTTTAAGAAAGTGCCCGGGGTAGAGGATCACGAGTTTGTTAACCTGACTGAACTACAAAGTAAGCACGGTCTGTTGATCGACAACAATCTTATTTGGCACGAAGCACTCGATAAACTACCCGAGAATGATCGGGCCTATATTATTGCAATGTTACGCCGGGGTGAAAAGTTTAACGGAAACCCCCGTATTACAGTGTCCACGATCCACGGGTCAAAAGGTGGTGAGGCGGACAACGTTGTACTGTTCACGGACCTATCCCCTGCGGCAGACAATGAGATGAGTGATAACCCAGATGATATGCACAGGGTGTTTTATGTGGGCGTGACCCGCACTAGGCACAGTTTGTTTATCGTAGAACCCGAAGACGTTAGTCGAAGTTATGATCTTTAATAGGAGAGACACATGTTAAAAGCCGATGGATATAACGATGCAATCATGGGACTTGTTCAACGATGCGGACAAGAGCCCGTCATTTTGTATGACACTGACAAAGTGTTACAACTTTTAGTTTACAACGACGGTATGACTTACGACGATGCCGTAGAGTTTTTTGAGTTTAATATACTTGGTTCATGGGTTGGGGATGAAACCCCGGCATTTTTTTCAAAAGCAAGCTTAAATGATTTAAAAGATATAGAGGATTTAATATGAAAGACAGAGAAGTAATACTAGATGGTAAGACTATTGAAAGAACCCTAGAACATTGGGAAAAGCACTTGGAAAAGAATGACGGCGGTTCAGAACCGGGAGTAAACAGCATGGTGTCACAGCCTAGCCATTATGCAGATGGGAAGGTTGAGTGCATTGACGCGATGGTAGCGGCTTTTGGAGAAGAGAATGTTCGTATTTATGCGGAGATCGCTTCATTTAAGTACATTTGGCGTATGAACAAAAAGAACAAATACTCTGCGCAGGATAAGATGAAGGCTATGTGGTACTTGCGCTACTCTATGAACGACGATCCAAGGAAGAAATAATGAGTTTACAGATGGCAATGTTTACACCTAAGACGGAATGGATACCCCCGACCGAGCTCCCGGACCTAACCGGTGCCGCTCGTATCGCAATCGATGTCGAAACCCGCGACCCTAACCTGAAGACAAACGGACCCGGATGGTCCACAGGTGATGGTGAAGTCGTGGGTTACGCTATTGCAGTAGAGAACTGGGCCGGCTACATTCCTATCCGACACCAAGGGGGTGGTAACCTTGATGAGCGTATTGTTAACAAATGGCTAAAGAAAGTGTTCGAGTGTCCGGCTGAGAAAATCATGCACAACGCTCAATATGATCTGGGTTGGATTAAACGTATGGGGTTCACGGTCAACGGCCGCATCATTTGTACCATGTTGGTCGCCTCACTGCTCGATGAGAACAGATTTAGCTACACGTTAAACTCTCTGGCATATGATTACCTAAACAAAACCAAGTCAGAGAAAGCGTTAGTCGAGGCCGCCCGCCAGTTTGGAATTGATCCGAAGGCTGAGATGTGGAAAATGCCGGCCATGTATGTGGGTCCCTACGCTCAGGTCGATGCTGAACTCGCTCTGGAGTTGTGGTCCTGCTTTTCGGTTCTTCTGGGTAAGGAAGATCTCTGGCCGATTGCTAATCTCGAGCTTGAACTGCTCCCATGCCTCGTGGATATGACCATGCGGGGTGTCAGAATTGACGCCAACCGGCTTGAGCGCACCCGGGATGAGATCCTCAAGCGGGAAAAGGGCGTCATCAAACAAATCAAAGACATGGCCGGGGCCAATGTCGAAATCTGGGCGGCTCAATCCCTCGCTAAAGCGTTCGATAAAGTCGGGGTCAACTACCCAAAGACCGAAAAAGGCGCACCGTCCTTCACGAAGCTGTTCTTGCAGGAGCATAAGCATCCACTCGCCCAACTCATCCTCCAAGCGCGGAACCTGAATAAGACTTCGGGCACTTTCATCAATACCATCATGAAGCACTGTCGTAAGGATGGCCGCATTCATAGCCACATCAACCAGATACGATCAGACGATGGCGGTACAGTATCCGGCCGCATATCTATGTCCAATCCCAATCTGCAACAAATCCCGGCCCGCGACCCAGTGATTGGTCCGATGATCCGTTCATTGTTTCTACCAGAAGAAGGCGACCAGTGGGCGGCCATTGACTTCTCGCAACAAGAGCCGCGCATCTTGGTTCATTATGCGCATGTTTATGGGAAGATGAGAGGCGTTGAATTGGATGCATGCCGTGAGTTTGTGGACGGCTACAATAATAACCCAGACATGGACTTCCACACAATGGTGGCAGAGATGGCTAACATCTCACGCAAGCAAGCCAAGACGATTAACTTGGGCATGATGTATGGCATGGGGGTGAACAAACTATCTGAGCAAATGGATATCGAGGTGAGTGAGGCTAAAGCATTGGTCAAACAATATCACTCCCGGGTACCTTTTGTTAAAGGGTTGATGCAAGGTGTTACCAATCGACTCAACGATAAAGCCAGTGCGGGCTCGATCAGGTCACTTCTGGGCAGGAAGTGCCGGTTTGACCTATGGGAACCTGATACTTTTGCCATGAACAAGGCGTTACCGTACCGTGATGCGATTAAAGAGTACGGCGAGACCACCCGGTTGAAGCGAGCGTACACGTACAAAGCCCTGAACCGTCTGATCCAAGCGTCAGCGGCGGACATGACTAAGAAAGCAATGGTCGATATCTACAAATCCGGTCGATTGCCCATGCTTCAGGTACATGATGAGCTCGCAATGTCGGTAAAAGATCGAGCAGAAGCCGAGGAAGTGTCCAAAATAATGGTGAATGCTGTGCCATTAGAAGTACCTAGCCAGTGTGATATTGAGATCGGCCCGTCATGGGGTGAGGCTAAGTAGTCAAACGAACAAACTTGGTCTATACTAAATAAAACTCCTCCCCTTAGTTTTACCCCGCTCCGGCGGGGTTTTTTAGTTGCGTTATTATATATAATCTTATATAGTCTCAGACATACGCAACCGGGAGTTAAATAATGGATACAAATAAGTGGAAAAGTGTGCTCGTGCCGAAAGAAGTGTACGAAGAAATCAAATTACGTGCCAAAAAAGAAGGTCGGACGATCAGCGGACAACTCCGTGTAATGTTTAGCTCTTATAAAGACTCCGAAGATTTAAAAACCAAACAATAGTTTTACTAATCCCATATTATCGCGTATAGTTTATCTCGTGCTCCGTAGGCACTAAGTGGTAGGAAAGGCCCTCGCAATATGACTGTTGCGGGGGTTTTTTTTGCTTGCTAACTCCCATATTATCGTATACAGTTTAAGCTCAATTTTACTTTTACGGAGTAGCACCATGCAAGAGAAGCAATTTGTTGACGGTCTGATGATGAAAAAACCTAATCCTAACGCACCGGAGTGGATCAAATGTAATGGTTCCATTAAGCGTGAGGATTTGATACGTTGGTTGGGCGAACAGTCCGGCGATTGGATCAATATCCAAGTCTGTGAAGGACAGTCCGGCAAGTGGTACGCCGAGGTAGATAACTGGAAGCCCGAAAGCCAAGGTGGACAGTAATGATACAGGTAATAGATGCCGTAGAATTCTGCGACATGATTGATAAACAAGTGGCTCAAATGAATGAGCCCGGGATGAGTTGGAAAGAGGCTGTATGTGTTATGGAAAAGTTGGTAGCGGAACACAACAGCGTCATTGAACACTTCCCACACCCAGAAGTAGATAAGGTGAGTGAAGCGTGGGCTCGGATACAACGAGGATAGTTATGGATATTAATTCCGATGAATGGGACAACCTGCTTTGTGAACTGCACAAGTCACTCCCACCAAAAATGGATGATGCTTTAATTGTAGATCTAATTCATTTTATTTTCGTACAATATGATATAGATTGGGTCCGCGCACTGCGGCTCACGCACATCGTCAACGACTTACATGCCGCACATACAGGAGAAAAGGTTCTCAGCGACAAAAAACTGCATTGAAAGAGGGTTTGTTATGATAATTGATATGATCATGGGCTTTATATTTTTAGTATCATTAAGTTTCTTTTTGAAAGGAGCGTATCTAATAGTTTGCGATAAGCAACAAGCTTGGAACGATAAACAAAACAAGTCGCCCCC